GTAACCATGATGATCTAATGATGAACCTAGTGATGTTCGGATACTTTGTATCAACACAGTTCTTTGCAGACATGACCGATATCAACCTCAAACAGATGATGTTTGAAGAGAAGATGCAAGCGATTGAGAATGATGTGCCTCCAGCTGGTTTCATTGATGATGGTTCCGAACATATTGAAATGGGAGAACAACAGATGCAACCAGGCGAGGATATGACAGAGTGGTTAGAACGTTTACAGGGTGATGTAGGTGTACACGAATGGGACTGAAAATCTTTAAAGTATAAATAAAGGTATTGAAGAAAGAATCCGTATAATGTACACTTATAATTCGCAAACCGAAAAAAGGAAAAAGTTATGGCAACATCAGCTTCTCCCGCAATTGTAGTCAAAGAGATTGATCTCACTGGTGTAGTACCCAGTGTTACGTCATCAACTGGCGCCTTTGTAGGGAAATTTCGTTGGGGGCCTGTACAAGAACGCACATTAGTATCAGATGAAACTGGTCTAGTAAGTGTCTTCGGCGCACCCGACACATCAAGTAATGTGGACTTTTTGTCCGCAGCTTCCTTCTTACGATACTCAAGCGCACTTTACGTAGTACGTGAAGTAGACGAAGCAGCAAGAAATTCCTCATCCTCCTACATAGTAGAGGCAAATAAGGATTCTGACGCTTCACAAGTATTAGTTAAGAATAAATCACATTTTGACACATTAACATTAGGTACTCTTGGAGATACCACTACCACTACTGGTTCAGGCGAAGATGCCGTCCACACCTTCACCGAAGGTAATAAGACTGGATCATTTATCGCTAGATATGCTGGCGCATTAGGTGATGGTCTTGAAGTATCATTCTGTCCTGCTGGTAACGATAGTAATGGCGCTTCTATGTTTAATTCTTGGGATTATGCTGGTCAGTTCGATCAAGCTCCAGGCACTTCACCGCATCTATCTACCTTAAACTCTAGTGGTTCTAACGATGAGATTCACGTTGCGGTAGTTGACCGTACTGGTTCTATCTCTGGTACTGTCGGTACTGTTCTAGAAACTTTCGCACATGTATCTGTGTTGAAAGGTGCTAAGACTACAGACGGCGCACCAAACTACATCAGCGATGTACTAAACAATCAGTCTAACTATGTTTACAACCCATATTTTGGGGATGACTCTGCGTTTGGTGCAACTCATAATAACTTCGCAGCAAAGTTTGGTTCACAACCTACTGTTGATTCTGCTGAAGATTATTCGAGACCGTTCCGTGAAGGCGATGGTGGTACTAACTGGACTAATGCGTTATCTAAGGTTAAACTAGGTGGTGGTGCAGACGGTGGTGCTATCGGCACTTCTGAGTACGCTACTGGTTTTGATCTGTTCGAAGATACTGAAACTGTACAAGTTGATATGTTAATTGCACCTTTGCATCCTAACAAGACTGCTGGTAATACAGTAGTAAATGATCTTGTTTCTATTGCTAAAGGTCGTCAAGATTGTGTTGTAACTACTTCCCCCGATAGGGCCGCTATCACATCATCAAGTCCTGTGAGTGGCACTACCGATTTTGCGAGTGGTTGTACTCGATCGTCATACCTAGTTATTGATAATAACTTCTTTAAGGTATATGACAAGTACAACGATGTGTATGTTAACATCCCTGCTAACTCATCAACTGCTGGTCTATTCGCTGGTACTGATGCAGTAGCTGCACCTTGGTTCTCTCCTGCTGGACAGAGACGAGGTAACTACTTGGGTGTAACAGACATTTTATCTAACCCTAACAAATCACAGAGAGACACTCTGTACAAAGCAGGTATTAACCCAATTGCCAATATTCCAGGCAGTGGTGTTATCCTATTTGGTGATAAGACTTTCGAAAGTCGTCCAAGTGCATTTGACCGAATTAACGTTCGTAGATTGTTCCTTGTACTAGAAAGACAAATCGCCTTAGCTGCTAAAAACGTAATGTTTGAGTTCAATGATGAGTTTACTCGTTCTGAATTTGTTAACATCGTAGAACCTTTACTTCGTGAAGTACAAGGTCGAAGAGGTATCACCGACTTCCGTGTCGTTTGTGACGAAACAAACAACACTGGTGCTGTGATTGATAGAAATGAATTTATCGCTTCAATCTTCATCAAACCCGCTCGTTCTATTAACTTCGTAACGTTGAACTTCGTTGCAGTTAGAACTGGTGTTGAGTTTGAAGAAGTAGTTGGCACGGTATAGAGGAGATAAGAAATGGCTGTATTAGGTGTAGATGACTTTAAGTCAAAACTCCGTGGTGGCGGTGCTCGTCCCAATCTCTTCAAGGCAACATTGAACTTCCCTGCTTATGCTGGTGGTGATGTAGAATTATCATCATTCTTGTGTAAGACAGCGGCATTACCTGTGTCAGAAATGGCACTGGTAACTGTTCCGTTCCGTGGCCGCCAATTGAAGATTGCGGGCGATCGTACTTTCGCTAACTGGACTGTAACCATTATCAACGATACTGATTTCAGTGTACGTGATGCTATGGAACGTTGGATGAATGGTATTAATGCACACGCTGCAAATACTGGTTTATCAAACCCTGTAGATTACGAAGCGGATCTATCCGTTGATCAACTAGACCGCAATGGAGATGTATTGAAAACATACAACTTCCGTGGTTGTTTCCCGACTAATGTGTCGGAGATTGCATTGTCTTACGAGACTAACGATGCGGTTGAAGAATTTACTGTAGAATTTGCTATCCAATATTGGGAATCAAATACTACTAGTTAATTCTGGTATAAGTAATGAATGGAAGGGGGGAATTGTCTCCCCTTTCATTTTACTATTAAGGTTTTGAGGTTTTTAAATGGCAGACGAGAATAACGGTTTAAAACTCTTTGGGTTCGAACTCAAAAGAGCGGAGAAAAAACCGAAAGAGAAAGAAAAACTACAATCTATTGTGCCAACGGCAGATCCCGATGGTGCTGGATATGTAACTGCCTCTGGGTCACACTTTGGTTCGTACATCGATATGGATGGTGCGGATGCAAAGGACAATACCCAACAGATTCAAAAGTATAGGGGTGTTGCACAACATCCTGAAGTCGATGCAGCTATCGAAGATATTATCAACGAGTCGGTGTCTGGTTCCGAAATGGAATCACCTGTAGAACTCGATCTCGATAACGTTAAGACATCTGACAAAATCAAAAAACTAATGGTTGAAGAATTTGATGCCATATGTGGTATGTTGAACTTCAACGAATTAGGTCACGATATTTTCCGTTCATGGTACGTAGATGGTCGTTTGTATCATCACCTAGTCGTGAACGAAGCGAACATGAAGATGGGTATCCAAGAGATCAGACCCATTGATGCAGCTAAGATGCGTAAGGTTCGAGAAGTTAAGTATAAGAAAGATCCTGTAACTAATGCAAAGGTTGTAGACAGAACAGATGAGTTCTATATCTACCAAGAGAAAGCAGGACAACAGTCTGGTGTTAAACTAAGTCCAGATTCAGTATCCTATGTTACTTCTGGTCTACTAGATCCTTCTAGAAAACGTGTAGTATCTTTCCTACACAAGGCAATCAAACCAATTAACCAGTTGCGTATGATGGAAGATTCATTGGTAATCTACCGTCTCGCACGTGCGCCTGAACGCAGAATCTTTTACATAGATGTCGGTAACTTGCCTACACAGAAGGCAGAGAAACACATGAAAGACATCATGTCTCGTTATCGTAACAAGTTAGTATACGATGCGAACACAGGTCAATTGAAAGATGACCGCAAACATATGTCTATGTTGAAGACTTCTGGTTACCACGTAAAGAAGGTGGTCGTGGTACAGAAATCTCTACACTGCCTGGCGGTGAGAACCTTGGACAGATTGATGATATCATCTACTTCCAGAAGAGATTGTATCGTGCGTTGAACGTACCTCTATCACGTCTAGAACAAGAGGCACAGTTCTCTCTAGGTCGTGCAACAGAGATCAACCGAGACGAAGTTAAGTTCCAGAAGTTTATTGACAGACTGAGAAAACGTTTCTCTAATCTGTTCCTACATATTCTAAAGAAACAACTAATCCTAAAGGGTATTATTACTGAACAGGATTGGGAAGAGTGGAAGAATGACATCACGGTAGACTATATCCGTGACAACCACTTCTCTGAACTCAAAGAAGCAGAGGTTCTACGTGAACGTCTACAGACTATGGATCAAGTATCTCAGTATGTTGGTGAGTACTTCTCTAAAGAGTGGGTTTGGAAAAACGTATTACAAATGCAAGAGGACGAGGTTGAGAATATCCTGAAACAAATCGCAACCGAAGCCAATGCAGAAACAGGTAATGAAGACGAATTTTAATTGGAGAAAATTATGAGTGAAGCAGAAGCAACTGAAGTAGAAGTACCTGAAGTTGAAAAGACACAGATGGAATTAAACCTCGATAATTTCGTGGACGCTATTCAAGCGACCAACTATAATCAAGCAGGCGATCTATTCAACGACATGTTGGGTAGTAAGTTACAGGATGCTATGGATGCCGAGAAGGTTGCGGTAGCCGCAGACATCTTCAACAACAATGACGAAGACATCGATATCGAAGATCTTGAACTAGATCTTGAAGATGACGTAGAAGAAGATACCGAGGTTGAGTCTGAAGAAGTTGAAGTAGAAGAAGAACCCGAAGAAGATATTTCTTAATAATATTTTAATCTAAGAAACTTTATTTGTATAAATAAATGTACAAACAAGGAAAAAACTTATAGTGAAAACATTTAAACAGATTCGAGAGAAGACTAAACCCAAGTATAAGGGTGAGGTTGTTTACTCAACAAAGACTACTGGATCTGTTAAAGTCCCAGTCGCCATCGTAAAGGAACCTAAAGGTTTCTGTGTGTATATTGACGGTGACAAACTAGACGTTTTCAAGAAACAGTCTGAGGCAATGAAGACGCTGAAGGCGACAGTAAAATCACTTGGTGGTAAAATCAAATGAAGTTAATTAGTGAATTTAAAGAAAGCGATCTTGAGTGTATCGTAGAGAAGAAAGAAAATGGCGATAAGAATTATGTCATTGAAGGAATCTTCATTCAAACAGAATCAAAGAATAGAAACGGACGTATTTACCCTAAACCAATTATGGAGAAGGCAGTAAATGCATACGTTGAAACCCAAGTTAGTAAGAAACGTGCGGTAGGTGAATTGAATCACCCTGAAGGCCCTACGGTTAACTTGGATAAAGTTTCTCACCTCATCACAGATCTTCGTTTCGAAGGTAATGATGTGGTAGGAAAGGCACAAATATTGGATACTCCAATGGGTAAGATTGTTAAAGGTCTCCTTGATGGTGGTGTACAACTTGGAGTGTCAACTCGTGGAATGGGAAGTTTGGAACAAAAAAATGGCGCAATGTACGTCAAAGACGACTTTATTCTTAACACGGTAGATATCGTGCAAGACCCCTCAGCACCTGACGCTTTTGTCAATGGAATCATGGAAGGTGTAGATTGGGTTTGGAATAACGGCATTTTGGAACCCCAAATAATTGAAGATATGGAGACAGAAATTAAAACCGCACCGAAAGCATTTCGACCAGAAGTGCAGATTCGGGAGTTTAAGAATTTCCTCTCGTTAATCAAATCTAAACTATAAGGAGTCATCTATGACTGATCTTAATCAAGAAGTCGAAGTTG